TCAGGTTGCATGACGTAGATTTCTTTTACAGCCGCTATGGTGCGCCCCCGCTGGTGAACGTCGTTCCCAGAAAAAGAGGCACCCATTAGTTTATGGAAAAGAAGGTCTGGGCCGAACGCAGGGAAGCGCTCGGCTTGTTGGATTATGCCTAATATCCACACACCCTCCCACCCGTTATTCAACGGATGGTAGGCATGCTTCATGTAGACATCCACTGGTGAATGTATCCAGGGAGCAGGCACTCGCGACGATCCTGAAGGGATCGCCGTGAGCGCACCGACGCTTAAGGCGTCGGTGTAGGCACAGCTTGCGACGACCGGCCCGTAGAGTCGTAGACTCTCTGGGATGCGTCGTACAACAGCACGCTGAGCAACCATAACACGACTGCAAGCGCCGCTAAAATTAACGCGGCGGCGAGCAAGCTCAGTGATTTGGTTAGCCAATCGAAAAGCTCTTTCAACATCATTCACCTCTTCTTTCAAGAAAACAGGTCTGCAATTCCGACCCTTGAAGAAATCGGCCCCACAGCTCTCATAGAACGTCCCGGACATGTAGGATTTATCGTGGTTTACCACGAACCCACAGAAGCTGAGGACAGACTTAAGCTGAGGATAAGCCGCACTAGGGACGATAATATCGTCTCCATAGGCATTAACGTACCATGGTGCAAGCCCTTGGTGTTCACACACTGAAAGGCTGAGAGCATAGAAGATTAATGTCTCCAAAGGAAAAGTGAATCCATTACCCATGGACGAGATTTTCTCAAGGTTATAACCCTTGCCGCGATAGTTAGTCGCGGGGCTCCGTAAGGAGAAAAGAAGATCCGCCCATTCAATAGGAAGGAGATCCAACACGAGGTTTTTACTCACGGTGTCTGAAGCACTCGACAAATCAATTGTCGCGAGCCCAAGATCGTAAGCAGCCTCTGCTAAATCACGATTAACATCCTGGTTGGTAATGTCAACACCAAAGAGACGCAGCCGCTGTGACATATAGTCACCTACGGCAAGCTGGCAAAATACATTCCAGCGCGGTTCGACGCATATAGCGCGATCCGTTTTTGCGTTCTTTGGAACGAAACTAAGCTTACTAGATGATACGAGCGCTGCATCCTCGATTTTGTCGAGAATACGAGAGTCGCAACCTTCCCGAAAGGAAGGGTCCGCGTCAGAGTTCTGACGTCGTTCATCACTATCGTATCCGTCCCGGATAAGATAGTTTAGCAAGCCGGGGGTCACGGAACCCTGGAACTTTAACTTGTGATACGACGACACGCGAGTGCGTATCGTGTCAAGGTCAGCCCCAGGACCAAACCTACCTTTGTCAAAGAGCGCTGAACCAGGGCAACTACCGAGAATATGGGCGATTTTCTGCCGCGCACGATACAGTATCGGCTCGACGGAACGGTCAAGAGGGGATAACCGTCCCTCGCTGTATTCTCGGAAAATTACGTTGCTCTCAGCACAGAGCTCTTCTGCCGCTAACCATTTGCGGAATGCCACGCCCTCCTTATCAACACCCGTCTCGAGAGACGGATACTTTTTTAGAAAGGAAATGACAGCATAGTCGCGGAAAAAGTCATCGAACTCAAGGTAATCAGACGATCGTATTTCCATGGACACAAGGTCCAAGTACTCGCGATGTTTATACCGTAACCATGCCCCTAAGGACACGGGAGAGTTCATTGCCTCACAAAGGGCGAGAAAAGAGTCTTCCATAATAAGGACGGACTCACCTTGACTGAAGCTCCCTCTTAAGGAGAGAGCGGCAGTGAGGGCTCGCTTATCCCGTCGTACCTTCCCAGGTACGTAAGCTTGTATACTCGGCGCATCGCTGCGTTTTGAGTAGACGCTCACCCTCCCCACGAGAAGTAGTCCTCTGTCATCACTGCGCTAAGCGCATGGACAGTAAGACCGCGATCGTAGGAGCTGATAAGTTGCGCACCGAAGGTGGCGCACAGCACAGCTTGAGAAGTGGAATCCGGGTAGAACCCGTATCCACTGAGGGTGACGTCACGTTGCAAGCACGGGATCAAAGGATCACCTTCGCCATCAGAGTACGGGCTACGAACGTACGCAACCATATCAGTCAAGAGAGCTTCGAGGCTTTGAGCCGTGGAGCCGAAATGGCCGATAAATCGCGTAAATCCAATGCCCGGCGTAGAACGACCAGAAAAGGTTGTGAACGTCAAGCTCACGTCGTGCTGTTGCCCAACCGGTGTTACCGGCGAAGCGAGCAGCGTCTGGCGTCTGGCGACGGATATGTCATGATCAATGATCAACATGTTGAAGGTCCTTTAGTAGGTATGCAAGATGACAAAACGGAAACACTTCACAGTGTGCCTTACGGCCGGGTTCCGTTCGCGACCAGTGCCTCGAATTCATCAGAGTTGACAAAACCCTTCAAGAACGCGAGAATGTCCGCACGTTGTGCGGCGGTAGACCGGTCCGAGGTGACAACCTCGATGGTGCCCAGGGACGTGTGGGAAATCGCCGGTGACGGCGCATACCCATCCACAGAGCCAGTCACAGCCTTGAGAACCGGAACGTTCACGGTCGCTTTTACGCGATTCGTGCGACGTTTTTGATTCGACGGACTGTAGGACAGAGTAACGTAAGGTTCCCCGATGGGGACACCAAGTTTCTCGGTCCAGACGGCAACGGGAGTCGTCTGAGTGGGCGTGAACGTATGGTTCACAGGGGTCGATTGGCCATCGGCCAAAATGATAGAGTCCATTATAGATCCTAGGGAGTCGCTGCCTTATCGGCGTACGCGACGTGTTGATGAAAGCGGCACCGACTGGTGTCGCGAAAATGTCTGTGAGAGCAACGCAATTGCATTCATGGCATGCTCAATACTGACCGGATCTTTAAAAGTCAGGGGAAACCCAGGCATTGTAATGACATCTCTGTCATACCTAACCGTGGACCCCGACCCGTTAATCACGGCCGTCGTATTGTACTTACCATACTGCCACCACGTTTTCTCGTAGCTTCCAGACACTACCCAGTTCAATCTTGAGAATCTGGTTCGATTAACGGTTGTGAACCGGAAATCACTATTTGTGGATAGAGCCTCCAAGTACGCACCGACTGGCAAGAACCAATCGATGAGGAACGAGTAGGGTATCTTCTCCCAGATAACCAAGAAAGGATCGGTAATTCCCGTAGCACGTAGTGCCGACTTGGCACTATCAACAGGCAACAAACCCACTGCATACTTACACTTTGTGCGATGATGACCTCTCCAGCACTTTGGAAGTGCTAGGTCGAAATCACCAACGCCATCGTAAGTATCAAAGCTGTTTGCTGTACCTGACGCTTCGATGTATTGAACCCGATTGGATTCATAATGAGACGCGAGTAGATCAACTGCGTCCTTAACATCGCTTAGTAACGGCTTCCACCCGTACTGCAATTCAAGCCAGTAACGAGAGAGGAGGATATCTGCACGAATGGGCTCGGGTAACCTTGCCACAGTGTGTTGACGATATTCCCTAAGACGAATACCACGTTTCAGCAGCGCAGAACGGACGATTTCTCGTCCGCTTACGTTGAGTCGCGTGATTTTCGTCGTCGAGAAGTCTACTACATTTTTCGCAAAACGTTCATTATAGGAGACCCCTAAAGCACGATACAAGTCCTTAAACCGTAGCCGCCCAAGGGCGACAGAGGCATGGACAAGCCTATGCGCAGTACTGCCAATAAGATTGACAGTCTGCTGACGCTCAGCCATAACCAAAGCCAGATTGGCTTTGATCGGTTTGAGCTTCTCATAGACGCTACGGATGCACTGTTCCTCGGCACTCACCTGGTGAGAGAAGCCGAGGGGATTGACGAATGACGAACCTTGATCACCAGTCGTAGTCCAAGTTCCCCAGCCACTACCGAAGTCGTGGCCTGTGAACTGGACAATTGATACAGGTGTACGCTGATCCACCACCAGGCTGTAAGGCCTGAAGGGTAACGCGGTCTTTTTGAGACTACGGAACCCCGGTGTACGCGTGCCACTGTACTGACGGCGATAGCGCTGCGTGTACACGGTATTATCGTATACCACTGACGTAGTTCCATCTGGAGCAGTAAAAATCTTTCGATTCTTATGGAAGGACTCTATCACTTCGAGGTTGGGCCTACCGGCGGTGCTTTTCAGCACCTGCTGTTGGCGCAACTTCTCATGACGGGGAATCCTTGGCTTCTGATATGGTACGCCAGGTGCAAAGTATCGCACCGGCTGTTGGCCGGCAAAAGTTTTCTTGGACATGCATTCATCTTTCCGAAAGAGGGACCCGCGAGGGC